TATCGTAAATCATACGATATACTTTTTGAGGGTCATTGTCAAGATTATTGACAACCCATGACCTGACTTCTTTGAAGTTTTTGGTTTTCAAAGCGTCCATTAAGGCATTCAAACTTGCATCACTGATATTTAGCAGAATACCAGCATCAATCTTTCCAGAAACAGAATATCTCTGGAGTTCATTCAGAACTCTACGAAAATCTGGAAAGTGTTTCATAATGAGTTCTGCAACTACAGGAATATCATATTCAATATTTTCCTGTTTCAGAATATCAAAACATCGTTTCATAAACAAGTCTGCTTGCTTTTTTGGATTAGTAATGATATAATCCACAACAGCACAACGAGAATGAATCGGTTCGATTATTCTGGATTTGTAGTTACAAGTGAAGATGAAGGAACAATTACTGGAGTACTGTTCAATAAACCCTCTCATGGCTGGTTGAACAGTGTCTGGCGTCATGTAGTCAGCTTCATCCATGATGACAACTTTTCTACCACCTGACATTGAAACGGAACTACAGTATTGTGTAAGTTTATTACGAAGAGTCTCAATCAACCGACCTTCATTCGATCCGTTTACTATGATATAATCACAATTAAGAGACTTACACAATACTATAGCTGCAGAAGTTTTACCAGTGCCTGGACTTCCACTAAGAATAAGATTTGGTATCTTACCCTCACCAATAATATCTCTGAAAGTATTTTTGATACTTTCAGGCAAAATCAAATCATCAATCGTAGAGGGGCGATACCTCTCTACCCATAATATATCATTATTCATCAGCCTCCGTATGTTGAAGACGCTTCAGTGGCTACCCAATATTGGAGTTTATCTTGATGTGAAAAACGAGAGATTCCTTTTGATGAGATTTCTACATCATAATCATTTAGAATCATTTTGAAGTTCTCAATTTTGAAAACGAATCGAAACCTTTTGTCAGATGTTTCATTCAAAACAATTTTGAATGTATCTGAGGAATCATTGTTGACATCCAGAGCTCTCATGACCATTTGTTGACCATCAGATTCTACAGAAATTTCAGGAGTTCCCAAGACATTTCCTGCCTTAAGAATTTGAGATAGATTGTCCTGAGACAACCTAAATCTTACCTCTGGGTCTGGAACAGTGATATTTTTTTCCGGCGGTGTGACAATCATTGAAGGGTCACAATAGACATAATTCAAATGTCTTTTGTCATCTCCAATCCTGACTGATTTTTCTCCAAACACAAAGTCTGGATTTTCAAACAGAGAAACGGCACTCAGGAACCTATTCACTTCATAGATTGCAAAGTCAGAAGTAAAAGTTTCTTCAACCTTGGCTTCTGCAAGAATATTCTTTTGAACTGATACAGTTCTCAGAGTGTTTCCGGCTTTGATTTCAATAGACATATTAATATCACTGAAGTTCTTCAGTAGATTCAATATTTGTTTATTCATTTTCATGGTTCCTTTCATGGATTGATAAAGCAATTACTGCATAATGAATGACTTTCATCAAGTCGTTTTTGTTATATCCACTCTTTTTACCATAACGCTGGGCATACTTAATAATGTTACCTAGGGCAAACCCTTCACCATGCCCAGCGTCTATGATAAATTCTGTAGATTGGATTTTGCCAGCTGCATAATGTTGGTCATACGTACCATCAATATACTTCTGGACTTGTTTAAGGATTTCACCTTCATTGAATTTGTACATAGTATCTCATAATAAAATTGAAAAGTCAAGACATTAGTTAGATGCTCTCATCATTGCAGATTGGTCATCATTTAAATCAATAAACATTGATGCCTTACTATCAGACATTGACATTACATTTTTACATATTCTCCAAGCTACTGATTGCATGGGAGCACTATGTAATCTGTCTTTTGTACATGAACTTTGAGTACCACCTTTTTCATTAACATACAATTTAAGGTTATCCGAAATAGTTTCCGGCAACTCAAAGTAATGATTTCCATTCATACTGTCTAGTTCATTTTTATAAAGATAAAATGCCAGACCAGACAACATAAATCCAGAAACATCTTCATCTATCCAAGCCTCTTGAATCATCTTTGATGCTTCTTCTACAAATTTATTACTTGGGATAGTAGTTCCTTCTGCAAAAGGTTGGTGTGTTACAAGTTTTTGGAATTCAACAAACCCACCTAAATTTCTTCTGCCTGGATTAACACCCAAGACATCAAGTTCACAATCAGAAAGAACATCTCTAGTGCGAAGATGAGATTCATTACCCTGAGCAACTCCGGCCTTAAATAACTCTTCTTGTTTCATACTTTCTTGTTGAGAATTTTTAGCTTGAAAAAGATAAGCCTCCAGTTTTCGGCACCTCTCATTCTTCCAATCATTTTGATGATTCAAAACATTTGCAGGCAATTGGGGAATACCCTTTAGTAATGCTAAAATACATCTACGAAAACCATCCCAAACAAATACTTTACCATTTGGTCTGATTGCATATTCTACTGTTCCTGCTAAAGTTTCACTGAAATTGACAAAACCAGAATCATCCATATTTCTTGCTTGTAGATGGTCATATATCTTTTTCAACTTTAAAGACCTCTGATATGAAATATCAACCCAGATATCATCTAGACGAGCTGCATTGCACTTATTAACAATCCAAGCTTGGTCATAATTTTGTTTACTAAGAAACTGTTGTGTATCGTGTTTTTTTGAAGAGATAGATCTTATCTGAGATACAATATCAGAAAGTTTATGTTCGCCGATTGGCAGGCGGGAAAGGTCTTTAGCGACCTGTACAAAAGTAGTCATTATATTTCCTTTAACTAATTGTTGAGATTGTCTTAACAAGACAATATATTAACGAATCTCCTAACACGGAGATTGTATTAGTAGATGACACCCAATGCATCATCTAAATTTATTTATATACTTTACAACATCATAATTCAAATGTCAAGTCATAAATTCTTCTAAAGTTATATTCTTTTTGTGTGCCTCCATGTTTTTAAGGTTATACTTAGCTTCTGCAAAAGTAAAATTAGGTTGAGATACAGATACTTTATTTCTTTTGTCTGTGACATCCAACCATTCTAAACTTTCTTCTTTCGGATAATTTTTGGACCAAGGTAAAGAAGATTCCCTGAGCATAAGTTTCTTGGCTTTTTTATTTAATGGATATAGGTATCGAAACATCAACCCATCTATTCTTCTTATGCCCTTATGCAACATAAAATCTGTAGTCAACCAGAATACTTTGTCTTTTCCTAGAAACTTAGCATTCTCTTTGCATAATTTTTTGGTAGTTCTTGGATGAAGTTTTTCTCCATTCTCCATTAGATAAACTGAAGTAAAATATTTTTCTCCAAAGTAAAAGTTTGAGGCCTGATATACGAATCCACACTTTCCCATAATACCATCAGCCATTGTATATAAAAATTGTGCATTAGTGTTTTCTTTTAGCCATTTGATAGTTGCAGAAACCATCTGACTTCCGGCTTGAGATTTACCATTGAGTTCTGAAACCAAACACATCTTGCCAATCTCATAATACCAATCATTAATATCAGATTCCCATGCATCATCATTTTTATTCAGAATACCAACATTAGGAAACATCTTATTAAAAGTATGTCTAGGTTGAGTTCCCCAACCTAATGTCAATACTCCTTTCAATTCATCCTCTAAGAAGAATCCAAGATAGTATTTTGTAATAGATGGCATTACAGGTGAGTAATGGTATTTCTGCACAAAGTCAACAGCAGATACTTTGTGCAGTTTTTTTACCTCAAAGTTAAACTTCATAATATAGGGAGTAAAGTTTAATCAGAAACAATCTTAATTGAGCGTTTCTTTTTGCCCTCTGGTACGACTTTCTCCATTGAGATTGTCAACATTCCATTTTTCATGGATGCATCATTCACAACAACATCGTCGGCCAGTGAGAACTTTTTGGTGAATTTACGAACAGCAATTCCCTTGTGTACATATTCAGGTTCAGTACTGTCTTTGAAAGGTTCACTATCTTTAGATGATACTGTAAGAACATTGTCGGCATATTCTATATCCAAATCCTCTTCTGCGAATCCAGCTACAGCCATTTCAATGTCATAACTTGTACCATCACGTTTAATTATATTGTATGGGGGAAAATTCTGAGTTCCTTGAAAGGAATCAGTAAAGAAGTCAGATTGAAGTCTGTCAATTACAGAGTCAAAACCAACTCCGAACTTTGCGATCCGAAAAGGATCAAATTGAGCTTGCATAACCATAGTTATCTCCTATAAAGCAAGATTAATAGTGTGTATCCCATAAAGGCGATACTAGTCTGAAGCCCAGAACCACTCTGGACTTCATAACTATTTATACGATTAGAAAGGTACTTCGGATTCATTTTCTTCAGAAACTTCTTCTAATCCCATTGGAACCTTGACATCCTCATCGACCTTAGTGTACAGGTCCATGAAGGATGCCTTGGTATCCTCATC